GTATGGTAGCCTTTTGACCACATTTTTCCAAGCTTCTTGTAAGGTGTTGTAACCTTACCTCCAACAATTGGTGAACCCATTTAAATCATTTCCTTTTTTATAAAATAAGGGAGTCCTTTGGAGGACTCCCCTACTATATTATATCCTACTTACTATTCTGCTTTTTTGTCTACTGAACTAAATGCTGAGTTAATTTCACTAGCACTTAGCTTACCATCGTCTAGGAATGCTCTTGCAAGCTTTTCAACAACGGTAGCAACACCAAGCGTACCTGCCATAATAACAGCAGTAAGGGTGTCAATTCCTACTAGGGAACCTGCACCAATGATTGATAGACCAGATGCTGCAAATACTGCAACAATTCTGAAGAATATATTCCATACATTTGTTACTGCTTTGGAACCAATCACTTCTTCTCCAGTCTCTTTATCAATTACTGTTATATCTACGTTACTTTTGTTTTCCATCTTCTTCCTCCTTTTCTTCTCTGAATTTCATTGAAAATAACCACACAATCAATGACCATAAAATTGCAAATCCAACTACTGTTTTTGCAGAACCTTCAAGAACTGCCCAAGCTATGAACATACCAAGAAGGGTGAATGTCTGGTTTAACATTTCACGGATTTTATCTTTTATCCACTCTTTCATTTATCTTATCCTCCCTGTTGCTAAATTAGTTGCTGCCACTACCTGTACGGTAATAACTGATGCAACAACTACCTTTTGTGATTCCTCACGCTTTTCTGGTGTCATGTCTGCACCAATGTTAGCTACAGCAGTAAGAGCCTTTCCAGGATCTGTAAATACTGCACCTAAAATTTCTGATGGATTTTCAAATATCTCCAAAGCATCTGCTACTTCTGCAAAAAGGATAACTCCATTTTCCAAAGCCACTGGTTGGTCATCTGGCAAGTCTTCATAGTCAAGACCAAGTTCATTAATTAAATCAGTAGAAATAGCATTACCATCTGCTTGTTCTAAAATAACATCTACAAGAAGTTCTTTCTCATCTTCCGTCAAAACTCCATCTTCAGTTAAAGAGTCTGAAAGTCCAGATACTTCATCTTCAGATATAAAACCATCTCCCAAGAAGGTATTAATTAGTTGTTCTGTCTCAATGTCTGAGATAACACCACTTTCAGTAAAGGATTCAATAAATGTATCTATTTCAGTGTCAGTTATTTCTGTGATAGTATTATCAGATGGAAGATCAATGGATGGAAGATCTAGATCAGGAAATGAACTCTCAATTGGATCTGGAATTAATGGTTCTGGATATGAAATCTCTGGCTCAGGATCTAGGGATGGAACTGCAACAGGTCCTTCAGGCTGCCACGGATATTCTGAGGGACCTGAAAAGGAAGGGACTGGAATAGGTGAAGAAGTTTCTGAAGGCAGCACAACAGGTTCTGACGGTAGTGGGCTTGGCTCTATTGGCTGGGGTGACGGTTCTATTGTTGGCGTTGGTGATTCTGACGGCTGTGGCTCAGGGCTGGCAGTAGGTGTTGGCTCAGGTGTTGGCTCAGGTGTTGGCTCAGGTGTTGGCTCAGGTGTTGGGCTTGGAGTTTCACTAGGAACAACTGGAGGCTCTGTAAAGCTTGATGGTGTTGGTGATGGCTCAACCTCAATAGGAACCCCACCATTTACATCAAAGGCTGCTTCCATTGGGACAACAGCCTGACCTCTTTCAAATCTAATCGCTCTTCTTGCATCTGCTGGAAGATCTGTCATTGTAATAATCTCACCATGCCATCCACCATTTGAAAACTTAGTAACAACAAGTCTCATTTGAGTAAGTGGTCCAGTTGATTGTGGGAATGGGCGAACAGACCACTCTATACAAAATGAATTTTCATTGTATCCGTATGAAGTATATGCACCTGGACCAAAAGAAACCCAGTCTTTTCCAGCTATAGATATAGATGGTGTTTGTGGGTAGTCCCAATATGTACCATCTGGATTTCCAAAAGTTACAGTTGCATTCGTGCTATAAAAAATTTGAGTATAGTCTGTGCTACCTAGAGTCAGAGTAAACGGAAGAGTCATTGGAAAAGATCCATCATCATCTCCAGTAATTGTAGACATATTGCATACAAGCGGAGTGTTTGCCTGGGTTGCTGGCAGAATCAAAAACATCATTGTAGCAGATATTATTGGAAGTAATAGTAGGTAGGAAAAGATTTTTTTCAATTTATTGCATAGACTCCTTGTTAGACGTATCTAACAAATCTATTATATCATTGCTAATAAACTAATTAATAGTTGTTTCAGGAATAAAATCAGAGAAATCTTGTGGATAGTCTGCATTTGGAGTCCACATTTTAAATTGTCTTATATCAGAATTATATGTTTTACTTCCACCAGTAATTCTAATTTGAACTACTACTGGATGATTGGTAACAATATTCCAACAGTTAGAAGCTACAAATTTACTCCCTGGTTTTTCTGTAAAGAAGTATGTGTTAGTAGCACTTGGATCATTTGGACCTGGAACTATTCTAGTTATTCTTAATTTAATATATGATGGACTTTTCTTTCCCTTTGTATCAATAACCGCTTGATAGCAAAATAAAGATCTTTTCCCATTGCCTTGAATTTCTGTTTTTCCACCATTAAATTTTAGGGTAGTCCACTTACCTCTTGGAATTTTTTGAATTTCTGTAGATTTATATCTTATAGAGTCTGAGGCACTTGCTGGTGTTGCTTGAGCAAAAACTAATAATACTGAAAATATTGAGGCTAAAAACTTTTTGTGCATCTATTTAGTTTATCATAAATAAAATCAGACAGTTTTACGACTTGTCTAGGTCGTTTCCCATCCTAAGGAAATTTATATATTTCTAGGAGGAATTTTTCTTTGTTCTACTGCTATAAGCGTACCTTTGTGATCTGCATGAATGTCTTTTCTTACCCAAGTCATACCATAAGTTTCTTCTAAATTTTCTAGTCCAACCCTCTTTTTTAATCTTTCAGCCATAGACTGAAAAGTTGGATCGTCACTCAAGTTTAAATATGAGTTATGATACCATGGTAGGTCATAGAATGCAGGAGAATTTACTAAAAGCATTCCTGCTGTATTCCAATGCTCTTCAATTCTTGGATTTTCAGATACAACAGTTCCCCTTAGTCCATAAACTGGAACATCTGCACTAACAATTGGATGATCTATTTCAAATAATTTTTCAATAATTTCAGCAGTTAAAATTATATCTGAATCTACATACAAGATTGCATCATAATTTACAATACCAACATTTTCTTCTGTACAATCCTCTCCCCAATGATGTCCAGAAGTTTTTCTAAATCTTTGTGCAAACTCTCTAATTAAATTTCTACCAGTTTCAATTCTTATCCATCTGTTTCCTGAATTTACTTGAGCCTCCATATCATTAATTGTATATGTCCAGAAATCTCCATTGACTTCTTTTAGTGCATTTAAAACTCTTTCGAAAGGCTCCAAACCTCTGGTATCAAGTTCTAATGCAGTGAAGAATTTTGCATTCGGGAATTTTTCAATTATTTGTTTTGAGTTTTCTAGCCAAGACATCTCTTCACCCATGTCTGCTTTCCATCCCACAAGCGGTGTACCAATAACAAAGTGTTTGTTATAATCTATCTCTTTAAACATTGTGACTACTCCTTATGTATTCAATTATATCTGAGCAATAGCCATAATAGTCTAAATCTTTCATTTCTTCTACAGTTCTAAATAGTTCTGGGAGAACTGCAATTGTTTGTGAGTTTGCCTTTGCAACTCCTGGGAATGCCCAAACATACCCCTTACTAGTTAAAGTATAATCATCTGCCTTATGAAAAAAACAGTTTAAGTTTTCATCAAGAGCATATTTTAAAGACTCTTTATCTTTGCAATGAACCCACAAACTTTCTCTACATTCATCAATAAAGTTATCGTCTATTAAATATTGAGGCTTTTCGTGACCTAAAAATATCTGTCCGTCTTTATGACGAAGATCAACCTCTACATCAAAACCTTTGTCTATAGCTTGATAAATATATACTGGACTGTTTTCAAGATCATGATGCTTTCCAGTTAAGTTACCACGATGGGATATATAAATCATTTTTCAACCTGAACCCAAATCCAATTTTTATGATTGTCTCCTGGACCAGTTGGTCTAATGTCAGACTTATAATTTTTAAATGCAATTTTGTTAACTAAATCATCAATTAACTCATCTTCATTAGTAACGCTAACATCTGAATGACCATTTGTACTTGCAGCATCATAAAGATTATCATAATATCCAGCCGTTGGAATACCTTCTTTTCCACCAAATCCCATCTGGAAGCAAAGCTTTCCACCATCTTTAAGAACACGGTAAGCTTCTTTAAGAATGTTAAATCTAACATCGTGAACACAAATATGCTGGAAACAAATTACTGCAAACATTACATCATAAACATCATCTTCAATCATTGATAGATTATCTCCAGAAGTTACATACAGGTTTGGAATTTCTATATTATTATGCTGTAAATTAACTCTAGCCTTTTCTAGGTTAACATCTGAAATGTCTACTCCATCAATTCTTTCAAACTTGCTATTAAATTTTACAATGTTTCTTCCTGGACCACATCCATAATCTAGTGCTACTAAGCCAGAGGTGTCAAAATCTTTAAAAAGAAACTCATCATAATCTTTCCAATTATTATGAGCATCATATGATCCAACTACTGGATCTCTAAAATCCAAAGACCACTTAGCAGCATATTCATCATAGTAATCGTTTTGCATTTTTAAATAGTCTTTCTTACCTTTTTCCATTATATCTCCTTGTTATTTTCTAAAAAGTAATTTAAGTCTTCAGGGGTTCCAATTCCCCACATCTTATCAATAGTTTTCAATCTTACCTTTTTTCCATCTTCAATTGCTTCATTAAAAACAGGGCAAACATAAAATTCATTATTAGTTCTAATGTTTTTATCAATCATTTGATTTGCATACTTAACGTAATCAGACCCGTGTTTCCAGTAGTATATACCAACTGTTGCATTATCAGAAATTGGATTCTTTTCTGCTACCTCTGAAACAAAACCATCTTCCCCAACTTTTGCAAAAGACCACTTTGGATGAGTTGCTTTAAACGAAAGTATTCCACCGTCTATATTGCTAGCACCAAACTCATACAGTGCTTCGTTGGAGTCCCATTCCACATACTGATCAGAGTTAGCCATTAGAAGTGGCTTTTCGTTATTGATAAGCTCTTGAGCAAGTAAGGTTGTACAAGCAGCACCCTCAGTCATTCCATCAACAATAACTATGTCGCAGTCTGGAGCAATAAGGTTAAGAAGTTGCTTAAGATTATATTTTTCATAATGATCTTTTTGTACTAAGAAGATATAGTGTGCATCAATGTTAAGATTTTCAACAATTACCTGGATCATTGGCTTACCATGAACTTCAATCAATGGCTTTGGAAATGTATAACCTGCTTGTGAAAATCTTGAACCTGCACCAGCCATAGGTATAAGGACATTCATCTCTTTATTTTTCCAAGGCACTTGTCCAGTTCTCTCTTTCTTTTCAAATTTTTCTATAAACTCTATGAATATTGTATCATTAAGATCATAGGAATCTTTAACTGGGTACAGGTTTGCTCCAGAATTCAAAGCTCCTTGCCTCCCAATGTGAGAGTCTTCTATAATTATTGTATCTTTTGGAAATGCATCTAATGCCACCATGCACTTCCAGTACATTTCTGGGTGTGGCTTTGGATGCCAAACATCCTCATTGCTAACAATGTAATCTACTAAATGAAGCACCTGGATTCCATGCAAAGACTTTATGATAGTCTCTCTAATACTATTAGATGCTATGGCAATTTTCCAACCTTCAGATTTTAGATACATCATAATATTTATAGCTTTAGTATTTACTGGAAGATTTTCAAGCATTAAGAAAGTTTCTTCTTGCTTATCTTTCCATACTTTATTATGAGAGTCTTGTGGCAGCCCTTTTTCTTGAGTAAGCATAGAAAGTTTTTTCTTAGTATTTAAACCATCATATTTTGACAGATGCTCTTGATATGATATTTTATATTTAGGATCAACTTTTTCTAATGCATTGTTAAGAGCTTTGTAGTGTAAATCTTTTGAATCAATTAGCACACCATCTAAATCAAATATAACTAACTTATTACTCATCTTTGTGGACCTGCATGTCTATGCCACTTGTTATGTCTAACAATACTTTTACCATTGCACTTCATAACATACTTATCTCTTACCCTGTAAGACCATTCAACATCTTCTTCTTCATTCCATCCACGACTTTCATCAAGTGGTTCTTCAATCATTACATGACGCTTGACCATAAAGAATCCACCAGAGATGTACATATACTGAGTTTGAGACCAATCGTTGTAGTCTAAAGACCAGGCTCTTCCGTGACCTGGCTTATCCCAAAGAGACCAGTCCATAGGATTTCTTGATCCAGTAATTAAATATTGTGGGCAAGAACAAATTTCCCAATCAGTTCCAAATTCAACAAAGTTTTTATACCAGTCTTTATCAAAGATATGATAGTCATGCATTAAAACTATATTGTCATACCTAGCTTCTTTTACAAGTATATTCTTTTTTCTTGTAATCCATCTTTCTTTAACTGATTCATCAAAGTCAATCTTTCTAACATCTTCTCCATCAATACCAGAGCTGTCTCCACCACCAACAAATAGTATTTCATATTCTGGGATATTAAGATTACGAATGCTCTCTATAATCTCTTGAAGCCTTTGCTTATCTTCATATACAGTTATGATTCCAAAGGTCCACTGAATGTCATTCATTTATAAAGCCTGTCGCTATAACAGTTACTAAAATACCATCCTCAAGATCTTCATCTAAGACTGTTCCAAATATAATGTCAGCGTCTTCATGGGCTTTTTCAGAAACAAGTGATGCGATCTTATTAACTTCTTGCATTTTAATTTGTCCAGATGATGCAATTGAAATCAAAACTCCAGTTGCACCATTAAGATTTACGTCTAAAATTGGACTGGTTATTGCTTCATTACCTGCAATCTCTGCACGATCCTCGCCATCTGCATACCCAATCCCCATAAAGGCTGCTCCAGCATTTTTCATAACTCTTTTTATATCTGCAAAGTCAATGTTGATTTGACCAGGGGTTGTAATTAAATCTGACACTCCTGCTACAGCTTTTAATAAAACATTGTCAGCTTCTTTAAAGGCTTCTTCCATAGAAATATCTGGATCAAGCATAGAAATGAGATTTTCATTTGGAATAACAATTAGTGTGTCAACTTCCTTACTAAAATTATTAATTCCCTCTAAGGCATTATTCATACGCTTCTTGCCCTCAAACCCAAATGGGGTAGTTACAACGCCTACAGTAAGGGCTCCAGCCTTTTTAGCACAGTTGGCAACAATAGGTGCAGACCCAGTTCCAGTTCCGCCACCCATTCCAGCAGTAACAAAAACAACATCTGCTCCTGTAACAACTTCAGAAATTTCATTTATGCTATCTTTTGCTGAAAGTCTTCCAATATTTGGATCTGCTCCAGCACCAAGACCACCAGTTCTATCTCTTCCAATATCAATTTTAACATCTGCCAAACTTGGCATTAATGCTTGAACGTCAGTATTGACTGCAATGAATTCAACTCCAGATAGTCCAGACAAGATCATGCTATCTACAGCGTTTATTCCACCGCCACCACAACCAACTACTTTTATATCTATTAAAGAACTCACTATTCAATTATACCTTAAAGACTATCCAATTTCTTTTCTTAAATCTGCCCACATGTCTCTAGTTTCTTCTATTTTCATGATCGCATCTAATACTGTCATTTCCATAAGTTCATCTACATCCATGCCAATTTTTTCTGCAAACCTAATCATCTTTGTTAAAAACATCAACTAAAACTATCCATTCCAATATATAAAGATTCTGCAAAAGAAGCATTCTCTACTGCAAGATCAACTATGTGTGACTTTTTACTCTTGTCTCCAAGCTGCCTACTAAGCAAGTAAGAGGCTAGTGCGTGTGAATACTTAGAAACAAATTCATCCACAGTATACATTTTGCTTTCATAGACAATCGTTCTATCATCTTTTTTTATTTCTTTATTTTTCATTTAACATTGTCCTAACTATTTCAAGAGCCATAGAAATTCCATGTACTGGAAGACCAGCATTAGCTCGTTCATCTCTAACATATTCTATTTTACTTTGCAAGGAAAGCAAAGTGTTACTTTTAATAAAACTATTGATTGACTCTAACTCTCTTACACGATCTTTATAATAATAAACATCATCACACATTAAATTAAATCTTCTGTTAGTCGCTCAAACTGTGGCAAGGTTTCTAAGTTATCAAAAATACCCATTTGGTTGTGTGGCTCAGCAAGATCACTTTCATCTTCATAGTCGTCCCATACTGCTGTATACATATCTGCATAGTCATATAAGGGCTTTTCAACCTTGTGTAATATACTTAACATTTTATTTGCAAACCATCGAACTATTGGTCCAGCATCTTTTTCATGATATAATTCAAATTCCATTTTAAACTGCTCCCTTAATTTCTTTAACAACATCGTTTAAAGAAGTCTTTGTTAAAAACATCTTAAACTTATCAAAGATACTAGGACTAATAATATCATAGTGTAAAATTACTTTTGGACTAGCGTATCCCATAGGGCAGCCAGGACTGACTTCAGCAACTGGCTCACCAACAACCATTGGATTTGACTTTATAACTTTAATAGCCATGTCTGCTGCAAGTGCAAGGTCTGTATCTTTTTCAATATAGTTTGAATACTCTCTTTTGCTTATTCTAACTTTCATCTATAATTCCTACTTTTTCCGTCTGATCTAATAGAACTAACTCTTTGTTTTAAATACTCATCTTCGTGCTGTAAGTATAGGTGTACAAATAGTTTTTCATATTCTTTATCATCAAGAGTTCCATTTTCTTCTTGATATTCTTTTAACATTTCTTTAATCTTTGCAACCAACGACATTAGAACTCCAGAGGTAATACTATGACTGGAGTAAGTTCACCCATCCAAGCACCAAGACAGTTATAAGAGATATATTCTACTGCCTCTTCATACTCCATACCATCTCTGTCCATCAAAACATCTACCATTTTTTGCCAAGAGTATGTTGCAAGAGTTGGCTGACCACATCTTAAGGACAGTCCTATAAATGCTTCTTCAAAACCATCCATTACCATAACTTCTTCATCTATATAGGAAAGTGCTTCTTCAAGTTCTTCTTTATTCATTACCATCCACCAATGCATTCTTTGGAGTGAGTATGGATCCAGAAGTTTCCTTCCATGTGTTTCTTGGTAGGAGCATATAGCTCAGTGCCACATGCACCGCATTCAAAAGACCATTCTTCTGAAAATAAGTCATACTGAAATCCTTTAGTCATCGTAAATTACATATCGTATGCTAGACAAATCATTGTTATCAAGCATTTTTTGTTCTTGTATCTTAGTTCTTGCAGCATCTTCTGCATCTTCTCTTGAAGAAAACTTAACATTTTTTAATCCACAAACAACTTTTTCCCATTCATTAACAGAAATTCTTCTTTGCACAGAAGCTTTCCAGAATGTTCTATTCTTGTTTAAACTTATTACTGCACGATATTGATGTTCATTTACATTCATTAAATCTTTTTTAATTCCAAACACTTTATCCTCCTGTACTATAAAAGCCTTTTCCTTTAAAGGCAATTCCTCCAACACTAAAAACTCTTTTAATGTTGCTACCACAATCTGGACAATTTTCTGGATCAGGATCATTCATACCCTTGACCAACTCTTTATTGTCCTCGCACTTTTCACATGCATATAAATATACTGGCATTAATATACTCTACCAAACTTTTTGTATTTTGTCAAGATGAAATGCCCCCCTTTCGGGGGGACATCCAACTAAGCCCAGGGATCAGGCTCTTCTGCTCCAACTGAAACTGTTGAGTTTGAAACATTGCTAGTCTTATTAAATGTTCCAGACTTAATTGATAGTGATGGACCAACATCAGTTGCATCAATTTCAAAGGCATTGCCCTTAGTTCCATCTTTTCTATCAAACTCACGATACTTTAATTTACCATGAACGATTACCTTATTTCCTTTTGAAAGATTTGATGAGACATTTTCTGCCAGAGTTCTCCAACATACAACATCATAAAATGCCGTGTCTCCATCTTTCCAAGTTCCATCAGAATCTTGGAATCTTTCTGTACTTGCAAGACGAAGCTTTGCAAGAACTTTACCTGAGCCAAGATCCTTCTTTTCTGGATCTTTAACCAGGTTTCCTATTACCGTAATTGTTGTAGCCATTTTTACTCCTTATAGCTGTCTTTCATCATTATACTTGATATCTAGAATTGGGTCAAGTGAGACATTCGCACCTAACGACTCTAAGATATTTTTTACTTTCGTCATATACTGTATACAACGAAGCCTTTCATTATCATTTAAATGCCTCCAATGACTTTCATAAAATTGGATAGCAAGGAAATGATCATAGTCTGCAATAGTTATTTGAAAATCTTTTGGTGGCTTAACAGATCTAACAGCATGTCTCATCTTATCTGTATACATTACTTAGCCTCCATTGTTATTCCAGACCAAATACTAAACCAGTCAGTCTTTTCTTTATGACTATTAAATTCTTTAGATATTTTTCCGCCCTCCAAATAAACGCCACCCCAAACACCCCACTCAGCATTGCTAACTCCGTATGCTAAGCACTGTCTTTGTGCTGGACACTTTATACACAAAAGATCTACTTTTTTGGAAACTTCTGGATTTTCTTCATATTGATCAAAGAAAAGATTTGTATCCATATTAAGGCATAAAGCTTTTTCATCGAACTTGTACATCGCCCTTCCTTAATATAGAGTCTGGGATGTCCCATACTCCACCAGTATTTTCAAACACAACTTTCTTGTGCCAAGTAGAATCAATAAAAGCTGCATTCTTTTTTAGACTAGCTTGTTCATCTTTTTCAAGAAAGACAACGTTCCAGCCATCCCATGTTAAATATGGGTTACTACTTACAATTGATTCCATTTTATTTAAATCAGATACTTTCATTCATAGATCTTTCTGTACTAATAATTACTGTTAAAATTGTAACAATAAATTGGAATATAAACATTAAAATAAATCCTATTTGATCTGTAGCAATACCATACCACAAAGTAACTACTTGATAAACTATCCAACATACAACCATAGCAGCTATCTTTGCTACACTTGTTTTTAGAGTTACTGCTAAAAGCATTGACAGATAGAATAGACTATACGATGCAAAAATTATTAAAGACCATGCTGTTAAACTCATTTAATACCTAAATATTCCCATCTCAACATCTTCCTGATGTTCCATGTATGTAGCAAACTTTGACAATGGCTCTTTTGGCAAACTAAAGTATGCATAGTATGTAACATGCTCTACATTTTGCTTTACCCATTGTTCATTTATTTTAGAAAAAGAAACCTTAAAACCTTTTTGCTTTAAATAGTTTTCTGCAGAGTTACAAAATGCTGCAGTAAAATTATTAATCTTATGTGGTCCAAGACTCCACACTTGTATTTGATTATTTTCATTTGGAGTTGACAAAGCTACTGTCATTGCTCTCATAAATATTTCATAATCAGAGAACTCTTTTGTTCCCTCAACTACAATAACCATGGTAAATCCTTTTCTATTAAATACTATTATACATTTTTATCTGACAAATGTCAACTTTAAACTAGCTACTTATGGTATCAATTATTGAAAGAAGATTGTTTACTTCTTTTTCGGAAAGGTCAAAAACGTCTACTCTTTCAGCATTCTCATTAAGAATTCTTCCATCCTTGCCAATATTTGCTTTATATAGAATATTGTCTATAACCCAGTATGCACTATTATCCTGAATGGCAACCCTTACAGTCCCCTCATCTAAAATTTTACATAGCTGACTTTTTCTAAAAAATCCTTTAAAAGAAATTAGTAGGTCGTCTTCTTTATTCTTTTGAATCAAAGAAAATATTGTAATAAATAGGTTTATTGCAAAAAAGTTTATACCAATCAAACATGCTGATATTCTTTGTAAGGGAGATAACTTTTGCATATAGCCTCCTATTATTTATAAAAAGAAAATGGTGAATCTGTCCAAGTGTCATCTGATTTGGATGCTCTTGCATTTTGGATTGCTTTCCATTTTTGTGTTGACCAAGCAAACCCAGAGTCTCCACCCCAAAGTAGCCAGGCTATCTTTCCATTTGATGGACGTTCTGCATTGTCCCAATCCTTACCCTGCTTGTCTACTTCGTGTCTTGAAAAAAATGAATACATTCTAGCAACTGTTTCAGGGCTAAGATCTCTGCCATTAACTAGATCACGAGCACGAGCAACTCCTACTGCAGTTCCACCTCTACCAAACTTTGCTCTAAGTTCAAGACCTCTTCTAGCATTGTTAGCCATAGATTCAGTTGGTTTTAAATCAATGTCCGAAACATCTCTTTTTTCTACACTAAAATCTTTTCTTGCAGACTTTGGCTTCCATTCTTCTGGAAGTAAATCGGTTCTGTTAAGTGCTTCAGCTCTTCTTATGATGTGATTACGAGCCCTTGCGTAATTTGATGCACGACCAACTGCTTGGACTGCATTACTTAAATCTGCTGCAGTAACAATTGGAAAAGATCCGTCAGGCAAAGCCATATCTCTACGAGCTAACATCTGTCTTTCTTTGTCAGAGTAGTCTTTTTTACCCATTGAATGTTGTGGACAATTTTTATCATCACAATCTTCTATTGAGTCAGCTCTTGTATTTGGAACATCATCATTTCCAATAACATCATCATGGTGTGATTTTGAAGTTGACACCCTTAGAGTTTCTACCCTGTGACCAACCAAGGTTTCTGTTGGCTTTCCGTCTCTATAAATTCTAATAAGTGCTGCTGGATTATCTGGAGTTCCTGTAATTGTAAAATCAGAATTAGGAACATTAATAGAACCATTTCTAACAACTCTTACAACTTTTCCTCTTGCAGTTCCACCGCTAGAATTCCAAGAAACCATTTGACCAACTCTAACTGAATCTGCTTTTGACATTTCAGGAATCATTTCTTCAAACTCTTCTCCAGAATTTTTCATATCAGAATTTACATAGCCATCTGGTATTACTGCAAGTCTGCAAGCACCTTCTTCTTCAATTTGTTGTGAGATAATTGCACAAGCAACTGCAGATTTATGAAGTGCACAGTTTCCACACTTAACACCAATAGAAGCATTTTGATTTGTAGAACCATCTTCATAACCAATCCAGATACCTTCTGACTGATCTAGTGGTCCAAGCTCTTCTGTTAATTTTAATAATGAATCTGCAAAGGCTTTTTCATCTTCTGAAAGCATGTTGTAAAGGGGTTCGCCTTCCCATTCTGCTGATTTAATGACATCCATAACTACTATTATATCTTATCTTTGGTCATAATGTGCAAGAAGTGTTTCAAGAAAAAATCTTTCATCATCAGTAAAAGTGTTAATATTTTCTTTTATAGATTTTACCTGTTCTGGAGTAACTCCAACAATTGTTTGTCCTTCAGTAAATACTATGTCTATAACATCTTTCATCCACAACTGACTAGCCATTTCTCCAACGGCTTCATAATGTGCATAATAAAGTTCTGGATAAAGTTCTTTACATTTTGAAGTAACTTTATATGTAAACTGATCTGATATAGAATCATACCCCATAATTTCCATAGCACCTATTTCAATAAGATACTCAATCATTTCTGATAATTCTTCGCTACTCATTTCTTCATTATCTTCCATGAGGCAACGACTCCTTTACAGTTAATGGTGACACCCTTGTGTACATGGATTCTTGATATAAATTACAAAGAAAGTCTACTCCAGTATAAGAGCATCCACTTCCAATACCACCTTTAATATCTTTAAAAATATCTTTCACAGATCCCTTGTATGGAATCATTGTAGAGACTCCTTCTGCAACTGCAATATCTTTATCTTTATTAGCTTCTTTACTAGCCATTCCTCTAAATGCTTTAAATTTTTTATCACCTTTAAAATGTAAAGACCCTGGAGATTCGTCAGTGCCAGCCAACATTGATCCAAGCATTACGGAATCTGCTCCTGCTGCGAATGCTTTAATTATGTCTCCAGTATTTCTAATTCCACCATCTGCAACAATTCCAGCCTTTAAGCCAAACTTATCTTTTGCTTCTCGAACGTTTATAATTGAAGATAGTGTTGGAATACCATGACCAGATACGAGTCTCGTGGTACACATGCTACCGCCACCAATACCAACTCTGATAGAATCAGCACCTGCAACATCTAAAGCAATATACCCCTCTATTGTTGCAACATTACCAGCCATAATATGAACACTATCTCCTACAATATTTTTTAATCTTACAACTGCATCAATTGCCATTTTACTATGACCATTAGCAGTATCAATTAAAAGCATTGATGCTCCTGATTTAATTAACTTATCAACATGCTCTTCAACAAAAGTAGTTGACAATGCTGCACCAACAGGAAGTCCAAGATAATTATGGCTATGAACTTCTTCAACCATTTTTATTTGCTTTTTTGCTGACATAAATCTATGAATAATTCCAATACCACCAGATTCAGCAATTGCAATTGCCATATCTTTTTCACAAACAGTGTCCATAGGGGATGCAATTACTGGAAAGTCTAGACAAGAACTTCCACCAATATGCATTTTTAGATCTACAAGTGATCTGCTTACAACTTCTGAGTATTGTGGAACCATAAGAATATCGTCAAAACAAATATAGTTATTTGCTAAATATTCTTTCACAAACTTAGCCATTCTGGATGGCTTAAAGTCCATTCAACAGTTTTTCTAATTGACTCTTCTAGTGGCATTGGGGATACCCAGCCAGTGTCAGCAATCTTTTTTCCGTCTAAAGCATAACGTAAGTCATGCCCTGGGCGTGATGAGTGGAAATCTTCTAACTCGTAACGCAATGGCTTTCCAACTGCTGAAGCAATCATTTGAGCCATTTCCAAGTTATCCACTTCTCTTTCGCCAACAATGTGAAACTTTGCTGGTACATCAGATTCTCCATAAGCTGGGAAATGTTGCTTAAGAACATGCAAAAGACCGTCTGCCTGATTTCTAGCATGTAAGTAAAAACGACTTCCAATCTCACCTTCTGATGATGCATGGATCTTCATGGTTTCTCCATTAAGAACTTTTTTAATTACCATTGGCATAAACTTTTCAGTGTCCTGAGTCTCACCAATAATGTTCATAGTGTTTGTAATTGCAATTGGAACTCCATAGGTTCTCCAATATGAAAACGCAATGCTTTCTTGTGCTGCTTTAGAAGCAGAGTATGGGTTGCTCGGAAAGTACTGGTCTACCCACTCTTTATGAGAATGTCCTTTTGGAGCTGGACCATAAACCTCATCAGTTGAAATATGCAAAAACTTTTCTGGCTTTGCAACTCTTGCCCAGTCAAGTATATTACAAATTAAAGAAACGTTATTTAGAATAAATGGAGTTGGCTCTTCAATACTTCTATCAACATGACTTTCACTTGCTACGTTAATCACATAATCAATTTGACCAAACGCATGGGATGTTACTGGAGAAATTGGAGCAGTAAGGTCTGTCTTAATTACTTTAATACGCTTGTAAGCATCGGGGAAGTCGTCACATGCAACATTAATTCTATCTGTTAAACCTTTGTGTGTAAATGTTGTTGGACAAACTATAAACCAATCTGTATTCACCAGCAAGTGTCTAAGCACATGGCTTCCAACAAAACCACTTGCACCTGTTAAAAGAACTCTTTTACTCATTATTTTTCCATTTCTACTAAATTAAATTAAAATTCATAAGATACTCTTTGATATCTTCTGTCATCTCAGGTTTAGATTTTACCATTTTACTATCATCCTTGTCAACTTTGGGACGAGATTGATAGGTATGAATTTCTACTTCCTGAATTTTTTCTCTTCTTGTATGGCTGATTGCATTATATACAGATCCACACATAGCGTCTGCAAGGTCCTTAGACTTCTTTCTAGGGTGGTCTACCCTATTATTATTCATAATTCTAAGTTCCTGCATTTCCTCAAGTAATAAATCTATTTGAGGTAAAACTATTCTTTCTTCATAAACAAGCATAGAAAGATCTTCATAGTGTTTCTTAGCCACAGATAGTGTTTCTGTTTTTATGCCCACACTACTTAGGTCTCTTTGAATATCAAAAGAGTTCCATCGGTCAAAAGTTACTAAGCCAAGATTAAATCCAAGTCTTCTTAAATTAATAATCCAATTTTTCACTTCTGATAAATCTACTGGACCTTCTTTTTTAGGTTCCCAGTAAACAATTGCATCAACCACAACAAAGGGAACAATTTGCTGGTAATCATTAAACGATTGTAGACTTACCCACTTATCAATGTGAGCAATAGACACGGCACACTTATCGTGCTTTTGTGCCAGGTCAGCGTGGACATAGTATGTTACTTCAGGATCTGGTTGGAATGATTCTTCTATTCTTTTACCAACATCAATAGGGTTATGCTTTTTAAATGCCATTCCGAGCTTTTCTCTATTTTTAAAGAAAGCATCAGAGGATGTAGTTGGCATACAGGCAAAACGCATTAGTGCATCTGGCATATCTGTAAAGAAAGCTAATTTAAAATCTTCAATCTTTCTTGTAGGATTAATCTCCCAAGTTGGTCTTTTAAGTGCAAAGACTCCTGGAAGTTTATAGGAATTGATATGATCTTCGTCCCACTCCACAGTAAACTTATTTTGTGGATCATCTTCTGATAGTGCTGGGTTTAAAATAAACTCGTGCGATCTTACAATAGTTTCTTTTTCTGCAATAACATCTTCATACCTTGTTGAAATAAAGTCACCTTTAAAACGAGGGAATGAAAGAAGAACTACCTTGCCAAAGTCTGGAAAGCGAGAGTCAACAGATCCACGGAATGCTTTATAAATATTGTCAGCAGTTTTGGCGTGATCATTTCCACTTGCAGACTCCATTGCAAATCCAGAAATCTCATCAAGAATTGCAAGCATTAAGTTTAGACCTTCAGCAGATTCTCTTTCTGAGTGACCAGAATATACGGTAATAGCTTTATCAAATTCAATGCTATCAATTTTTGGTGGAGAAAACTTTCCTGCAAACCAGGGAGACCCCTCTATCTTACTTCTAAATCCTTTAAAGAAAACATTCTTTGCTTGTTGAGCATTGATAGCAACATTCATAATATCAATAGCATCATTAGATGGCTTACCAAAATATCTTGACGGGTCTTTTAAACACAATAGCTTGTAAACTAAATAAGAACAACCAACTGTAGATGTGTAATCTTTTCCGCTACCTTTTCCAAGTTGCATTATAATTTCACTCTTAGTATATTTTTTATAATGTTCTTTACCTGCAGATTCACCCATAAATCTAATCAAATCTTTTTCTTGATAAATTTGGCTCATGCACTCAACAAGAGTATACTGATACTCTGACAACTGTGGTTGATTTAAATATTTCTCACCTGTAACAAATGTTACAACATCTACTGGGGTTTCTGAAAATGGGGACTCATCAAGAGCCTCCATAAAGTCACTAATATCAATTGTCAATTACAACTACCCCACCCTCATTAACTTGAGAAAGTTTTGTTAAAACTTTTGGTCTACAAGAGTCGCAGGATGAAGTTACTTCTTTAAGAATATTTATAAGTATTTCTTGTTTTCTTTCTGTTTCTAAAAGTTCGTCTGCCAACTCTTGATTGTCTAAGAGTCCAGCCTTCTGTAACATCTCAAGTCTTTTGCTTTCAATATCAGCGATAAGTTTAATAGATGTTGTCTTAGCAGTTAGATTTGCAGTTTGATCTGCAGAGTCAATAACTTCATAAGCTTTTTTAATTAGCGAGGAGTAATGTTGGTCTGCACCAGCAAGAGCTTCTTTTGCACGAGCATGGATAGCCTGGTTGTTTGCAGCCATAACTCTCCAGTCAGTAAGTAGCTCTGTAACTTTTGCTCTTGGAAGGCTTAAAATTTTTGCAATCTCTGAGGCATCTGAACCTTTTAGGTACTCTGATGCAACCTTGTTAACAAGATCTAAATGATTAACTAACGCTGCTTCGCTTGACACGCTTACCTCTCTTCTTTACTGCCTTAACCCTGTCAGGATAAAAAGACCTAGTTGGTCCAGACATATCCTTCAGCATTTGAAAGCAGTCTATCCATTCTACACCATTTTCGGGATTTTTGACTAGACATTGAAACTTAAAGATAGCCCCATACTCCCCAGTAATCTTAATTAAGTCACCCTTACTTACTTCATGACCACTCTCAGTAATCATTGAGAACTTTCTTTCAAACCTATCTAAATAAGTTATTTTTCTTTTAGCCACGCTTTTTAGCCTTCTTTAGCAACAAGTATCCAATTAGATCGTCTTCGTCATTGTCTCCTGCATACAACTTTTTATTTTTAATTCTATTTAACTTATCATCAATGCGAACATTCAATTGTTCCATATCGTCTGCATTACTAAAGATACGAATAGGGTTTAGGGCAGAATTTCCATATGCCACATTTTTTTCTAGTAGCATCTCTGTAATTTCTAAACAGGCAGCAAGGATATTGTATCCAGCTGGTGCAGTTTTAGAAAGTTCAAGAATCTTTTTAATCTTATCTTCATTCTTGTTTGCAAAGAATGCTTCTGATGGATATTCAGCCATTATTTCCTTCTACTCTTTCTCAGTCCAAACTTGCCAAGATAGACATAAACAGTTTCAACAGAAACTCCACACTCTTTTGCAATATCTTCTGGTGTTTTCTTGTCCATTAAAAATCTTTTTCTTAGCCAATTTTCATTAGTGTACATTTTCATAATATCATTATATCCTTTATAAGTCAAGTTTAGTAATCTTATTCCAGTTATTTGTTGCATACCATCCAATAGCTATTGCATCTGCAACATCATTGTCATCTACATCAGTCATAAACTCTATATTGACAAGTCTGATAGTTCTATTTTTTCTAAACTCTCTTTCTTTCCCCTTGTACCAAGAGTCTGACTTTCCAGGAGTTTCTTTTCTTAGTTCAAGCTTTTCATCTTTTGTTAAAACCTTGTTTCCAATCCAGTTTTGCCAGGCAACTGGTACACATGGGTATATATCTTTTACTCCATTAATGTAGGCTGCACTTACGATAGCCCCTTGTGCAAGAGCTAATTGCATTGATGTTTTTGGAGAGTTTGCAAAGATAGTATTTTCAATTACAACTGCTTCAACATTAAACTCTTTGAACAGTGGAGTAAGTTTTTTACAAGCATCTCCAGCTTTTTTATAATGATCGTTTCCAGTAAAATTAACTTTACCAAATTTAACCAACTCATTATTTTCAAATATTGCAAATGCAGCAGATGTAGAAGAAGCATCTATTGACATAAACCTTTTTGGCTTACCAATGTCTTTCCAACTAGGTTTGCTCATAATCAAAGTATCCTTTTATATCTTTCAATGTTTGATCAAGCTTTTTTTTGCTCATCATGCAGCTATTACAAAAACCAATATCATTATAAATACTAATTTCTATACCGCATCCACCAGCACATTTTCTTGACTTTGTAGCACGAGATTTAACTTTTGAAACCTTGTATCTTTGCATAATCTTTTCCTTTGTTGCAGTTGCCCTGCACTCAGGTGAGCAATATATTTGATTTTTATTATTGCTTTCAAAATGATTATCGCATAGTTTACAAAATTTACTCAAGATCTTTCCTTGGTGCTATTTTAATATCACCCTTTGGTTTTGTACGACATACTGTTTCGAAATCACAACCCTTGCAAACTTTGGAGTTTGAACGGTAAGGATTTTCAGGAAGAAGACCGTCATCGGATGCCTTCTTTACTTCTCTCATCCAATCAAAAAAGTAATTAATAAAATTCTTATAGTGATCAGTTAGTTTAACAGGGAACAAAGAAAGTTCATGACTATTCTTTGACTCATAAACAAGGAATGCAAAACTCTTTTTAAGAATCTTCATGTAAATTAAAAGCTGTTCAACATGATACTTTCTTGCTTCGCCCTTAACGTTTAGATAATGAAAAGAATCTTCATTAAGTGTCTTAATTTCAGTAAGAATATCCATATCGTTCCACTTAATAATTGCATCTGTTCTACCAGAAATAGGAGGGTCTACATAAGATAAACGCTCTTCATTGGTTACTAGAATACCAGCAGACTCCATAGCCTTTTCAATACGACCATGACGATCAGTACCACTATCCATGTTTGCAACTGAGTACCAGTCTGTCTTTACGTCTGAATCATTTCCTTCAAACCATAAGTACCAAAATCTAGGACACTTCCCTGCACCATAGGTTAGCGTTGATGGTGTAAAGCTGTCTCTTTTTTTAAAGGATGCTTTTCTTTGTAACGCATATCCCTCTTTAATCTTGTCAACAATTGCCTGACTATCAATTAAACTCTCTTCACTCTTTTTTGGTTTTTCAACCAACTTATTAATAAGGCTTTTAGCCATTGTTAATCCTAACTGCATATTTTAATGCATCTACTAGTCTATCCGTTGCTTCTTTAGCTGAATAGTATATATTCTTTTTTGCTCTTTCATCTTTCTTAACATTAGTATACCAGGAAGCAAGCATTGCAAATTTAGCAGAATATGCTTGTAGCTTTACAATTAGTTCAACCCCAACTGCTGCAGGAACATCTGGTTTAGAAATTAGCTTAGCAACTAGCACTAAGGTCTGAGTCAGTTCATCATCCTGCATATGCTCAGATATTTCATTAAAGCCATTTACTTGATTTAGTAGTTCAATCGTTGTTTCCATTATTCCTCAATTCTTCAAAGACTTCCCATTCGATAACAGCAAGTCTGACTTTTCTATTTCCTTCACCAATAACAAGCATTAGTGCTGGGTTCTTAGATCTATCAACCTTTAAGGTATCTGTAACAATTTTTGCCCAGTTATCCTGGCTAATGGAAAATGATTTACTGTATTCTTTTACATCAACAACAAATTCATCATCACTACCATCAGCTTTTACCGCACCTCTGCCAGAATTTTTATGAGCCTTTAGACCTGCTCTTTTAAGTTCTGAACGTTCGCTCACTATGCCCCCCTTGTTAAAATAACTTCAGACATATGTCTATTTGAACAAAGCCAAGTTAGCTTCATATCTTCTCTATAAAATCTTGCAATTAACACTAATTGCTTGCATGAGTGACAAGAGAACTTTCCTCTGTACTCAGAAAAGTTTTTATACATCTAGTTTTGCTTCTAAATCTAAAACTCTTTTAGGATCTTCTTTTAGCCACTCAATAACTTTTGCCCTACCCTGCAATCGCTCTTCTCCGATAGTGTACCAGGCTCCACCCTTTTGGATAGCACCAACAAGTTCTGCGGTATCAACTAGGTCTGCAATCTTATCTACACCCATAGATCCTTCTCCATCAAAGTAAAAGTCATAAGAACCTGCAACAAATGCTGGACCAGTTTTGTTAAAGTCAACGTGCCAGTTAACTACACGACCAATCTTAGACTCAATAATCTTATCTCCTGAAACTATCTTACCCTTAATTGCCTGATTGTCAGATTCGCTTGACCATAACTTAACAATTGTGCTACTAAAGAATTTAACAGCGTGTCCACCAGTTGGTTGATGGGAGGCAAACATTGCACCAATATTATTTCTTTGTTGAGAAATTAAAACAAGCAAGGTTGGCTTGTCATTATTGTTTGCATAGTTAAGCATCTTTACTGCATTGGTCATATCTCTTGCCTCTGCACCAATCTGTTTAGTATTCTCTAGTTGCTTTAACTCTTCTGAATCTTTTTCAAAATAAATAGCAGGAAGAAGTGCAGAAATAGAGTCAACAATTAGAACGTCTACTCCAGCTTTCATAAGTTGGACTCCAACATCTACCATTTCATTCATACTTCTAGCATTTGAATAAATTAGTTGATCTACATCTACCCCAAGTTTTCTAGCCCACTCTGGGTCAAAAGATGCTTCTGCATCAATCCAAGCACAGACCTTTCCATCTTTTTGTGCATCTGCAATCATCTGCAAACAGAATGAAGACTTTCCTGCAGACTTGTTTCCCCAGATAAGAACTTGACGACCATATCCAAACCCACCTTTGAGAGCATTATTCAAACTAATACTTGGTGTCTTTTGTTTAGTTATCTCAATAGTATTCCCACTTGTAATCTTCTTACGCAACTTTGGATCTAACTGAGATAAAAAATCATCTAAATCTATTTTACTCATGCTAATACACCGTGCATCTTTGGACGTTCTGTATTTATCTTAGCCTTATTTTTTAAAGACTCTTCAAGAGACAATGATGTATATCCATCTCTAACTAAACCAGCATATAAATCTAAGACTCTAATAATAATGTCAGCTAGTTCTTCTACCACCTGATTATCGCCCTTCTCCTTGCGTATTGCTTCAAGCACCTCAGAGACCTCTGAGTGCACCATTGCAAGTTGCTTTAGATAAAAGATCGTTCCGTTATTGTCATCCCAGAATCCCTTGTCTCTTGCATTTGCATGTAATACTGCTGCAAATTCATCAATAATAATAGCCATTTATAATACTTCCTTCAATGTAATAGTTCCTTCTTTTGTTTCACCAAAATTAATCTTTGCTACTTTTCCAGGCTGGCACTTCATATATCCAGTAGAGAACATTGTTGGGAACACCATTGCAGCAGTCATTTCTCTTGAACTATTGGCAACAATCATATTAGCCATTCTCTTTCCAGCTTTAGTAACTCTAGGAGTAAATGATAGCACAAAGTGTTCATCATTTGCAAATGGTATCTGCTTATAATTTAAAAACTTTATAAGTGGATTTTCTTTATGCTCTTTTAGTTCATCAATTGGAATAGCCTCAGAAATTCTATTTGCACCTGCGAGAATTAAATAAGTTCTTCCTGGTTCAATCTTAGTTTCTTCATCATCAAAGATTCCAATAACGCCAGTTGAGTCCATAATTTCTACTCTTGACCAGCCCTTTCCACGCTTAATATTTTTTGCAATGCCAAGTAAGACAAATACTCCCTGTTCATCAAAGTCTTCTACAAGATCTATGTATGCATAGTAATGTTGAGGAACACTTGTATTTAATTCTGGAAGATTTAGATATTCATAAAGATTTTCTCTAACCTTTACTTCATCTCTGGGATTATCTTCAAATGTTAAAGCACCAATAAGATCTAACGCTTCTACTGCTCTTGAATTAATTCCACTGCCTTTTTTAATTGCAAAGTTTTTAAACTGCTCTTTAGAATCAAAAGGTCTGCCAGCAATAATCTTATTAGCAACTCCTTCTGATAGCCACTTAATTGCAGCAAGACCAAATCTAATCCCCTTACCCTCAATCTTAAAGTCTGCATCAGACTCATTGATGTGTGGAAGTTTTAAAGACAGCCCCATACGTTTTGATTCAATTAAATACTCTGTACGAGTATCGCTATCTTTTTCACTCTTTAAAAGAGAAAACATAAACTCAATTGGATAATGATACTTTAACCAAGCAGTCCAATATGAGAGTGTTGAGTATGCAACAGCGTGAGACTTGTTAAACGAATAACCTGCGTGTGCTTCAAAGTCATGCCAAAGATCTTTTGCTCTAATACCAATATGCTTTTCTGCATTGTTAACAAACTTATCTTTAAAGATGTCAAATTCTTTAGCATCTTTTTTCTTACCAATAATCTTACGAACCTTATCAGCCTCAACCATGGTCATCCCACCAAGAACTACACAAGCTTGCATAACTTGCTCCTGATACAATACACAACCATAGGTATCTTTTAGATAGTCGTTCATAGACGGGTGAATATATTCAACCATTTCTCTACCGTGTTTACGAGCAATGTAAGACTTTCCAATCGTATTCATAGCACCTGGACGAACAAGGGCATTTGATGCAACAAGTTCATCGAAGTTACTAACTCTCATTTTAACCAAGAGGTTTGTATATGGAGTTGCTTCACACTGAAAAACACCCTTTGTACGCCCCTCAGAAAGCATCTCAAAGACTTTCTTGTCATTTAGAGGTATCTGCTTAAGGTTTATTTCTGTTCCGTGGCGTTCTTTAATTGTTTTAATAGTCTGGTCAATTACAGTAAGAGTTTTTAGACCAAGTACGTCAAGTTTGATTAGACCAATCTCTGCAGCCTCTTCCATATCTACTGCAACTACTGGGATTCTTTCCTTGCTTCCTGGTGCAATTCGTGTTTCAAGTGGTGCATATTTAAAAATTGAATCTTTTGCAGTAACTACACCTGCAGCATGAATACCAGTTCCACGGATTCTTCCACGAAGTTGCTCTCCATATTTAACAATTTCAGGATACTTCATTCTAAACCATTGAGCATTAGTTGATCTTGTAAAATCATCCCAGCTATCCACTCCCTTAAGAACTTTGTTAACATCATTAAGAGGAATGTTAAATGCTCTGGCAACATCTCTTACAACGCCCTTATCTTTAAATGCAAGGAATGTGGCAATAGATGCAACATTCTTGTACTCACGTTCAAGGTATGCCTTAACTTCATCTCTTCTATCATCTGCTATATCAGAATCAATGTCTGGGAAATCATCTCTATCTGGATTAATAAAACGGAAAAACAAAAGACCATATTCAATTGGATCAATTTCTGTAATTCCCAATGCATAACAAACTAAAGAACCTGCTGCTGAACCACGACCTGGACCAACCATGATGCCCTGATCTTTTGCCCAATTAAGCATATTATGAACAACCAAAAAATAGGGTGAGAAGTTTTTGCTTTTAATAACTTCAAGTTCTAGGTTTAATCTGTCTAGGTATTCTTTATTTTCAGAAAGACCTTTTAGAACTAGACCCCTGGAAGCAAGTGCAAGAAGTTCTTCATTAGGATTTTCTACCTTTATTGGAAGAAGGTCTAGATTACTCTTAATAGTATACTCTTCTACCTTGTTTGAAATCTCAACAGTATTTTCATAAATGTCTTCACGCTTAATACCTTGCTGTTGCATTGCTGATTTAATTTCTTCATAGGAAAGCAAGTGAATGTCAAAACTTCTAAAAGACATCATTCTATCTTCGCCATACAAATAATCAAGTCTTTTCATAGGGTCTTCAATCTTTGAAGCCTTGTCAAAAGTAGATTCCTTATTAAGCTTTGCATGAGTATTTAAAAGCAGCATCATTTCCTGAATTACCTTTTGACTCTTGTCAGAGTGGTGACAGTCAGGAGTTACTACTGGCTTAACATTATATGTATCTGCCATTTCCAAAAGTTCTTTATTTAATTCAGCAGGATTGTGTGGCATGACTTCTACATAAAAATCATCTCCAAAATTTTCTTTAAACCAAGTCATATGTTTTTTTGCAGCAGCATATTCTTTATGCTCAATTGCTTTTGCAAGAAGTCCACTCATACATGCTGATAAAACTATTACACCTTCTCTATACTTTGACAATATTTCAAAGTCAATTCTTGGCTTTCTGTAATATCCTTCAGTCCAAGCAAGTTCATTAAGTTTATTTAAATTTTCTAAGCCCTTGTCATTTTTTGCAAGAAGAACAATATGATTATAAACCATATCAAGGGGTTCTGTTCTTTCAGACTTGTCTCTATTATCAAATCTATCTGCAGTTATATATCCTTCAATACCCAAAATTGGTTTAATGCCATTTGCTTTTGCAGCCCTGTACATAGGTCTGTGACCAGACAGAACGCCATGGTCAGTTATCGCAATTGCTAATAGCCCAATTTCAGAAGCACGTTTTGCATACTCTTCTGGAGTTGCAACCCCATCCATTAAGGAGTAGTGGGTATGAACGTGTAGTGGAACGTAAGTCATTTTAACCTTTCAGTTGTATAGGGTGGGGGAGTACTTCTCCCCCACCACAATTACCAATCTACAGAAGTAGATACAGATGGATTGTCAAAGCCAAGATAGAAAGACTCTTGCTCAGCGTAAGGAACTTCCTTTACAACTACTTCAAGGTCTGGGATCTCGTACTTAGACCAATCAAACTTTTCCTCATCCTGCTTAATTGGAATTAGAATATAGGTTGTCTCAGTTCCCTTACCATTTCGCTTTAGCTTCCATGTCATACTTGAAAGACTTTGCGAATCTTGAACATACTCACGAATTGTATCAAAGGTTGCAGACTTTGCAACACCCATGCTCCATACAGCAACATATGGATCATTTACACCATCATCAACTAAAACATTGATGTAGAAACGTAGACGAGATCTCCAGCCAGCCTTCATATCTTTTCTGTGCATTTCACAACCAAAGCAACGACCTTCGCTTTCAGCAGAACAAGCTGCCTTACGCTTATAATCTTTTGGATTTGTGTGCTCAGAAACGACAATGGCAAGACCATTCTTTTCGTCATAGCTTGGTGAATCTCCATCAAGTTCATTTACAAAACGAACGGATACACTCTGATTATCTTCTAGTTTAAGCCACGTTACTCGTGGACCATTATTTTCAAATTTTGGCTTATCTAGCATTGCTTCGATATTTTTTAGCCCTTTTACAATTGCCATTTTTTCTCCTAATATTTTGTCCTATACATGGACAGTTGTTCTATTGTAACACATTAGCCACAAGATCGTCAAATTGTGACACAAACTTTTTTAATTCTTCATCTGATAATTCTGATACATCTTTTACTGATTCTGGCAGGATTGCATTTATTGCACTTGACCCAAGAATGTTTGATAGCTTTTTAGCCATCTCTCTTCCAGCATCATCGTTATCTCCTAAAATAATTACATTATTAAAATATTGTTTCAGTAGTTCTCTTTGTTTTCCTGAAACAGAAGCACCTAGAGTTGCTACAGCGTGTGCTCCCACTTGCTCTAAACGTATTGCATCAAATGATGACTCTACAACGAATACCTTATCAAATCTTTTTGCTCTAAACAAATTAAACATTGTCTTTGCTTTTGGAAGTCCTGGAGTATTCTTAAACTCTTTGCCCTCTACAGACCTGCCAACAAATCCTAAACACATTCCATCTGGCGAATGTACTGGTATTGTAACCATGTCTTGAGACTCAGAGTATCCAAGCAGATACCTTTCAACACTATCTTTTGTAATTCCTCTACCAAGGTAGTAGGATGCAGCTCTTTGTGAATTGAGTGCAGAAGTGTTTAATCTTTTAATTAATTCATTATCAAATTCAACAAAGTCTGGTTTCTTATTAAGCTTTGCCTCAATGCTTTCAACAAAATTAACATTCTCTGACTTAGAATCAATCATCCTTGCAGATTCAAAATATGATCTTTTAGTTACATGCATTATTACTTCAATAAGAGAATGAGATTCTTGACATCCAAAGCAATAGAATAATCCGCTTTCTTTTGAAATTTCTGCAGCAGGTGATCTATAATTATTATGATATGGACAAAAGATTATAAAGTCAGATTCTACTTCATAGACTACATCAATACCTGCAGTTAGCAGACTTCTTCTGACTTGATCTTCTGAGTAGAAGTAGCCATTACTGGCTTGTTTTTGTCTATCCCTGATATACACTCTGCTGTTCTCTTTCCTACATATACGCCGTATATTGATATTTCAAAATTAAATGTCTTACCATTATAACTAATTGTAAAGTCTGTGTCAATATCATATCTTGGAACATACCCATCAGATCTCATTCCAGCGACAATCATGCTGTAGTACTGTTCTTTAAGTCTTATGATGTGGGAATCATCATAAATTTCACCATCTAGGCTAAATCTTTTTATTGACTTGTGAGCGTACATACCATCAATTATATCAATGGAATTAACCAGTTTTATTCAAAATCCTTATAAATAAAGCGACCTGAGTCAAAGTCAATATCTACCATAAATTCTCCACAAAATCCGTGACGATTTTTTCTAAAGATACATTCAAGAATTGTACTTCCAGTCGCACGACCCAAAGCCAAAACCCAGTCAGCATCATATGCTAGCTGCTTTGACCAGGCTACTTGACCAAGTGAGGGGACACTATTCATGTCTGTAGCATCATCAGGGGTAGCGGAGGCAATTGCAACTATTGGAACTTGAGAAGAAATTGCAAGAACTTTTAATTCTCTAGAAATATTTTTAATTTTTACAACTTCGTTATCATTTCCTTGATTTGAATTCATCAACTGAATATAGTCAACAAATACAACATCTGGTGAGTACTGGTCTATCTTTCCTCTAATAACAGAAGGAGATACATCTGCAAGACCATCATTAGAAATGATATAGAATGGTGGTCTATCTTTTAAATTTTGCTTAGCCCAATTTTCAAAGCCTTCAATATCAATCATACCTGCACTTAATTTTCTATGTGAGAAATATCCTTCAGCCATAATTGTGTAGACACGATTTCTAACTTCCTTCTCTGTCATTTCAAGAGAAACTATTAACGGTTTCTTGCCAGCTTTCCACGCTTGTACAGCCATAAAAATAGCGAGCCAAGACTTACCAATGGCAGGGTAAGCAAGAAGAATGCCAAATTGACCAGGAGCAATGCCACCAGGTAGATAGTTATCAAAACCTGCCAAGTTCGTTCTAACGCCGTGTATACCTTTTTCACTTAACTCCTTAATGTTTATAAAGTGTGCAGAAGCATCTTCTACATCTGTTGCATCAATATCTCTTACATCAGAACTAATTCTCTTAAGATCTGATGTTTTTGAAATTATCGAATTAAGAGCTTCAATTGGTTGATGATCGTTTAATTGCTTTGCACTAGTCATCAATGCATTTCTTAAATGGTCTTCAAGAAATTGAGTTCTTAACTCTTCTAGATGATGCTTTGTTGTACCAATTTCCCCTACTGGCTGAAAGTCTCTAAACTTTTCTACCAATAAAGACTGTGTTGGAACGGTAGAATTTTGCTCATAATAATTTTTTACAAAATCCCAAACATCTTTATGTGTTCTAAATAGGGTATCTGGATTTGCTTGAAAAAGCACATGAATCTGTTTATCATTTAAAACTGCAGATAGTACTTTTGCTTCTAAATCAGACATTACCTATTTAGCCATTCCTTTGCTTGTTCTCTGAGTAACTTTCTAGCTACGTCATCTTCTTCTTTAATTCTTTTTGCATCGTATACTTTGTCAGCATTATTAACCAACCACTTCCAAGTGGGTGATGCAGAAACGCCAACATAGTAATCAATTAGATCATAACTTTGCTCTATACCATATGATTCAATCAACGAGTCTGCAGCCCATTGCTGAATGTGGATATTTATATTTTCTTCTTTTAAGTTTTTTTCTTTTGTTAATTTCTTATATCTAGATATTAGTGCAAAGCGATCTTTCTTATCCGCCACTAGTCCTCTAGTTCTTTCTTAGCTTCTTCAACCTTTTGAATTACTTTATTTTCCACAAACTCATACACTCTATCAAGAGCCTGATCTGTATTTTCTCCACTACGAACAAAATCTGTAATTCCAATATCAATTCTTAGACTTTGAAAATTTCCAAGATTAAGTGTATATCCTAGTGTTACTGAAACATTTGTTGTTTCTGACATTTTGGTCTCCTACCATGTCTCTTCTTGCCAAGTCGGAATGAAACGCCCATCCGATGTCTTCGTATAAAGCATTATAGCATCTCCCATTCTAGAACGCAAGTCTTGTTCAGTTGGAACGTTTGATGGCGTTATATTACCATCTTTTCTCGGTCTACCATGGTGTATGGTTGTCATAATCTCTCTTATTTCAAAAAGAGTATCTTCTGAATAATATGACATAACTCTAAAATCTCTTTTTCCATTTAGTTTAGCACCAACTGGCTCAGGAATCAAACCGCTTAAATAATATTTTTGCAATGCTATTCTTGACCTATTTAATATCTTTGCTGAACTTATTACTGAGTATGCTCTTTTTCTATGTTTTTTAAAATCAGAATACAACATACTCTGATCTTTTCCTTTAGTAATGTTTAATAGTTTTACTATATTGCTAGCACGATTTATATGCAAAACTCTTATAAGATCACCGTTAATGAAAAATACTTTCTCTGAAGGCTTTACGACCCCAATGTCAATGTCTTTAGACATCTCATTCCAATTCTTCTAAGCTCTTTCGCCAATTGCAATTATGGAAATATTTGCTGTAGTAGAAGATGTGGTTCCAGCTGGAAGAACTAGCTTAACTTCGCAAGACCTATCTGACACTGACTTAATTACACAATAAACATTGTCAGAACTTGATTGAGCAGATACAGTAACTATTGGAGCTCTTCTAAAACCTGAAGGAAAATCAAACCTTGTCGTCAATCCAGAATCAGTGGTGGAGTTTCCAGTTACAGGCTGGCTAGATGCATACATTACCAATTCAGATGTTGCAACTTCTGTTACCCCAGTTTCTCCAAAATACTTTATTGAAGATTGAGTCCTTCCTGAATTAATAGTTGAATTCAAGTTGTTAATTTCGGTAGCCATTCTCAGTAGATAAGAAATATCTAGTGGTTGACCTCTATCTGGTAATTCCATTTTTTCTCCTAATACATTATACCATTTTAGATTAATTGTGTTCCAGTGTCAAAAATTAAAAATAAGTTTGACAAATCTTCTACTATTTGATCAGAAATGGTGTCTCTATCAAATCCATGTGTTGCTACTGTTCCAATAACTCTAACAGAAGCAGATGCTGTTTCAGGAATGCTTATTGATATAGCGTCCTGATCAGTTCTTTCGTGGTATTCAAAATTTGAAGAATCCCATTTTACAAAAATATCAGTTGGATGTTTTTTAAATCTTATTGAATGATTGTGTCCAATAGAGGCTGAAGCAAGTGAGGGGTGGTAGTTATAGGTTGTTGGAGTTTCCCAAATTAAAGAGATATCTGAATCAGAAAGGATGAAGTCAACATCCGACTGCAAGGGTCTATACTGCCCAATACTTTTTATGGTATACAATGTTGACCAAGCAGAAGCTTTATTTCTATCTTCAGATATTATTCTAAACTGGATATTATGATTTCCATTTTTATCTGGTTGTGGAAGCTGCTCAACAGGTATCGTAATTCTTGCCACTAGGAAACTCCTAAGCCAAATCTATACTCTATATAATTAGTTGAGTTTTCTTCTTTAAGAACTGGGTATCCGTTATCTGTTTTAATATACTCTGCACCTATTAAAGAATATAATGGATTTATTGTAGAAATATTTTCTAGTCTAATACCGTCTAAAATTATTCTATAAAGACTAGGATTTGCTACGTCTATAGATGCATAAATTCTAACCAAGTCAATTTCACTCCAAGAAAAGGATGGGCTTATTACAAAGTCTGAAATACTTCTAGTTATAACCTTATATCTAAACTGATCTCCACTTAAAGCATCATAGAAATAATTTACTGGAAGATCTATGTTTAAATAAGCTTTTGGACTATTAACAGTATTGTTAATGAATTCAAGGATTATTCTAACATTACCATTTGGAGCCACACTATCTGTAGATATTGTATTAACTATAGACATGGCTAATTTTATTTTATCTGTTGGAAGATTTCTTCCTAGATTTAATCTTGCAGAACTATTTTCAATATAATACCCTGCACTTGCAGAGTTTGCTAAAGGATTAAACGTTGAGTCAAGTTTTGAAAAATCTCCAGATACCATCAAGCATTTGTCTAAGTACCTAGGCTCTTCTCTTCTATTTTTTCTATCAGTGTAGTCAAATATTGAAGAATTTGAATTAATAAACATAGCAACTTCTGGTCTAATTATATCTCCTGGAGAAATTTCTCCGTCATAAGAGTCTAGTGCTTCATTAATGTATGGGACAACAGATCCAGATCCAAACCTTGAATACGTCCACGGCTCAGAATTAGTAAAAGATGAAAGAGTTTTGCTTCCAAACCTTTCTGCTAGACTATTTGAGTCTGAGGGAAATAGTCCAATTTCTGTAATTTGCAATCTTTGATCAGTTGGAAGCTCTGCCTTAAAAACAATTTTTTCAACATACTCATCTGTTTCTTCATTTAATTCTTTAATAAGACCTTTAGATAAAATTGGAACTCTAAGTGCTTCAAAGTCAAGAGATTTGGATGTGCTAGAAAATACTGGAGAAACAGATGCAGAATAACTTGCTGAGGCAACAGGTAAGGCATGTCCACCAACACCAATTGCAATATGGCTAGCAAACTCTGGGGCTTGGTTTAGCAAATATTTTGCAATAATGTTTTTTCCGTCATTAGTTATCATTAATTATTCACCTCATACATTGTACCATCAGAGTCTATTTGGACCTGGGCTATTTCTGATGATAATAAATTATTTAATTCTATAACAATGTCACCATTATTTGCAACGTAGATATATCCTTTTTCTACTTCAACAATCGATACCCCATCTGTATCAACATACTGATAAGTTGAATCTAACCCATTGTTAGAAATATATGCAGAATCTGGTATTTTTGAAGATAGGTCAATGGTAAATTCTGAATATGGTAAAGATGATTTATCTAATACGGAAAGTTCTTTTGTAGCATCATATCTTTTTCTTAATTCAGATAGGTTGCTAATTATTTCATACCTTTGTCTAATTCCATCTACCGTGTCATGTCTTAAAACAGCAGAAAGCTCAATTGCAGACATATTTTCCCAAAGAATTGTTTGAAGTCTTGCTGCATTTGCAGATGGATTTAAAGAACCAATATTTAAAACATCTCTAGTTGGATTTTTAACAACGCCAAAATCTGAAGATCCTTTTAAAGATCTTGCTGCTGCTTCTGCAATTGCTGCAAGACGTGCTGCATTTGCAATTGCTTCAAGACGTGCTGCTTCTGCTCTTGCTGCTGCTTCAGCTGCAAGACGTGCTGCTTCCGCTACCTGTCTTTGTCTTTCTGCTTCTGCTGCAACCCTTGCTGCCTCTGCTGCTGCTGCATCTGCCAACCTCTGCCTTTCTGCTGCTGCTGCCGCATCTGCTAACCTCTGCCTTTCTGCTGCTGCTGCCGCATCTGCTAACCTCTGCCTTTCTGCTGCTGCATCTGCTGCTATCTTATCAGCCTTTGCTTTATCTGCTGCCGCTTTCTTAGCTCTTGCTACATCTGCTGCATCTGAAGTATCTACTTTTTTTGGAGAGCTTGAGCCACCACCTTCTTTTTTTATAGCCATTTTACACCTCCACCAAGTTTAATGAAGTTTTTATATCAGATGAGGATCTTGAATACTTCATAGAAGTAACAATAAATCTTTTATCTGTTTCTACAAATTTTACACCCTCTGGCAAATCATAATCTATTTTAACAATATCTCCAAGCTGAATATGAGGAGTTCCAAATGTATTTACAGTAATTACTTTTCTACTTTTCATTGTTTTATCAATCATCCACCCCATTAAATCTTTTGCAGAATCTTCATTTTGAACATATAAAGAGTTTAAAGAAAATGATTTTTTGCCATAAACGGATCTACTATTCTTAATAGTATCATAGAACTTTTGTGCTAACTGTGGAGACCTTATGACATTATCAATAATTATTGGGTCTGACAGATTTGATCTTTCCCCAAGATAGTCATCAACTGTAAGAACATTTGATATATTTTGTGTAAATGTAATTCCAGTTATAACTATTTTATTTGCAGAACTATCAGCAAGAGATATTATTCTATCAGAGCTATTAAACAATAAAAACTCTGCCCCATAGGATCCTGGCAAAAATCCTGAAACCGTATAAACTTTTTCATTATTAAGTGGTGGAAGCATTCTTGCAACTATTGCTGGATATGCTTGATCATACTTGATATTAAAGTATGCACACTCTCTCATGATAGTTCCAAACTCTTCAAAATAAATATCAAATCCTGGAGGTCTTTCTGTTCCAATTGAAGAAAGGTAAGTTGACTGAACAATTCCAGAAAGGGCGTACTTTCTTAATGATTCTGAAATTGATATGTTATCATCTCCAAAAGCTGCCAAGCTATTTCTTGAAGAGATTCCTAAATTATCTAAAGATATTGCCGTTACACTTTCTGATTGAATTGCTCTGTTTCTTAGGGCATATATATTTTCAAACATGCACTTAGATCCACCTCTAACAAATAAACATGTGCTAAATACTGTATCGCTAGTTACTGATGGCAATGGATTATTGTCAATAACAGTAGCAATTAAAACATTGTTTAAATATAAATAAAATTTAACAGATGACCCACGTCTTTCAAACTCAATTCCAAGATCGTGTACTGTTGGATTATCTTGAGAAGCCATTCTATCCATTCCAAAGAACATGCCTTCGTCAACTAGAACTTTTGCTAAAGTTCCCCACAATTTTATAGGCTGTGCAAAATTTTCTTTTCCATCTGCATTTATAACAATAGACTCACTTTCATTTCCATTTGCATCAATTCCATTATGAGGATATCTTACATTTTGTGGAGGAATTTTGTAGAATATAATATTTTCCAAAACACTATTTTTATTTTTTTCTGTAGAAAAAGAAGAAAGAATGTCTTTAGACAATGACATAATTTCAAAATAGTATCCAGATTTTGTTACATTGTCAACCATAAAACCAAGACCTCCAGATCCACCAGAGATTGAGGAGGCTTCTCCATTTATATCAGTTGTAAAATATGTTGTAGCGTTATCTGGTATTTGATTTTTTTCATCAACCTTTTTTCCAATTATTCTCATTCTAGTTCCAACATGCTTAAAGTCATTGCTTGAAAAATCTTTATAAACATATGTTATTAAGTCTCTTGGTATAGATGCTTGAGAAGAAGTTTTTGAACCTGAAAGGATAAGTGCTGAAGATTGTACCGTTCCTGCCTCTAGCTGATCTACTGTAGAAGAGTTATTTTCTGCTCTAACAGTTCTTCTAAGTAGACTTGCAATTTTTCCAGAAACTACAGCGTTACCTTTTGCACTATCGTCACTCCTGGTTCCTGCAGTTGTTGTCAACAATGGGGGATACTTAATTGATTCTGTAGGGGTTGTACTAAATAATAAACTTGAATTCATTCTAAAAGCTTGCTTAGAACTTGCCCAATAAGGATTTAACTCATGGAAGTGGCTAGTTACAGAAGTTCCAAACTGCCCCCTACCGTGAGAGCTAACTGCTCCATTCTTGTAAACAACTCCAGCCTCTAATCCGTCTTGGCTGGCTCCTGGAGATTCTTGGTAAAATGGCTCAGTATAAATTCTTAATTTTCCAGTAACAATCATTTTTCCGTTAAAAGCAAGTTTTGAAAAATATTTTTGGTATTCATTATTATTTGTAATCCAAACAGTTCCAACACCAGTAACTTGATATTCTTGAGCATCATATCTTATAATTTCGCCGTTAGCATATAGATAACCTTGGAATCTTGGAAGAAGGTATCCACTTTCTCCAACGTCAATTATGTTTTCCTGTATTTGATGATTTTCTACAAATGGAACTGTAGAAGAAAGTTCTGCATTTAAAGTTACAGCACCTAAACTATAACCATTTTTACCTATAGGCTGATTAATAGTTCTTGCCTCGTCTTGATCTCCCAGTTCCCAAAGCACTGCAGATTTATAGGAATAAGTTCTATCATTAGGATTTATTTGTGCCTGTTCTAAGTTTGGAACATCTCTTTGAATGTATCTTGTTGTATAGTTAATTTGACCATCATTAATAATTTTTGAATCTACCCCTGCAATAAATTCAATATTTGGAACTGATCCAACTTCTTTTTGCCCATAAAGATTAACTAATCTTTCTGATATTGAGGTATTGCTATCACTAATAGAATAATCAGGTATTAAATATTCTTTTGGCATCATACAAAAATTATTGTACTCATCAAAAAACATTGCTGTTTGTGTAGACTGGGCAAGTCTTTGCAAAACTTCTGCAACTGATATGTCTGGCTCTACAAAGAAGAATGGAATTACTGGATCGTTTGCAGTAGTTATATTTTTAAATATATAATTTCCAAAACCAATGTTGTCTAGTAGTACTGCAACAGCCATTGTAAGTGTGCAGTTTTGTAAAAATATTGGTGTTGCCATTTCTGATTCAAATCTAAAAAAGGCATCTCTTAGTGTTAAGGATACGTCTGAAAAACCACCATAGCTTTCTGCAGAATTTTCTGAATAGAAAGTTTTTAAAGGAATAAACTTATCATACCCCTGTACATTTAAAACTGTTTCATAAAAATCAAACTTTGTTTGTGGTCTTAAATTTCCAGAAATAATACTTCCAGTTTTTTCATCTTGGTTAAAAACATTTAATCTGGTAAAAGCACCGTCATGATTTGATAAGTTTATTTGACCAGTTGATGCTACCAATGCTCCTACTGGAAGTCCATAATCTGTTGCAGCAATGTCTTTGTTTATTTCAAAATCTATTACATATTTAGATACATCGGCTTTTAGTCTTGGTGACATTTCTATTAAATCAAATGTTCTATTTGGAGACACCATTGTTTCAACAACAACTCTTAATCCCTTCAAAAATACAATATCTCTATAGGTTGGAATTTCATTTCTAAGAAAATATTTGGGATCAACTAGGCTTGTTATAATTCCAGTTCTTTTTGTATCATCATTTTCTAATAATGAAAAACCATATTCTACATTTGAAGTTTCCCAATCATTTAAGACTGTATTCCAAACCCATAAAACTCCAGGATCTAAATCATTTTCTAATAAAATATACGCTTCTCCATTAATTGTGTTTGCTGGTAATTGCACAGAAGAGCTTATGTAGTCTATAAAATGAAAGTTTTCTCTATATTCTTGTGGTATTTTTACTCCATAAGATATTTCAACATAGCCATCCCAAGGAACAATATCAGAACCATCTGATCTAAGAGAGTTTTCATCAAAAGATATGGCATTTAGCCAATTATTTTCCGAATCAAGATATTGAATTTTCCATTTTTTAGGAATGCTAGACTTAGATCTGTCAGAAAGTTCATCATTAGTTATAAGATTTTCTCTTCTTATTACTGAAGAAACAACTGGCTCTCCATCAACTCCAAGAACTAGATCATCTGCTAAGTTAGTTTGCATTTTTACAACAATTCTATTTGCAGCAACTTGCTCTTTGTAAACAACAAAGGGTGCTGAATCTGTTATTTCATATCCAAAACTTGAATTAAGACCTCTTGCAATTACAGAAGAAACTCCAACTTCTACGCCACTATCTTTTCTATAAGATGTCCAATACTTAAATTGATCATTTTTTGAACAAAAATAATACCTTGGTCTTCTTCCAGATCTGATACTGTCAACATGTTTATTTTTTTCTTCATCTAGGTCTCCAAAAAATAACATTTTGTTAATTCCAGATCTTGGTCTAAATGGTTTAAAGCAATCTTTAAGAGAATAAAATAGCTGCATCTCTTCTTGATCTGTTAAAAAAGTTAGTGGACTTCCACTATCTACTCTATATTCAGAAATATACTTAGACTCCAAGGCTCCAGTATAAAAATTTCCATCATCATTTGGATCATACGATGGTGCTAAATTTCTAAAAACATCCACACTTGCACTTGATGGTCTCCATCTATAGTTTCCATAATTTTCAATATTTGATAAATCATTCTGATTCCATTCAGCAATAATCAAGGAATCAACTTGAAGAGAGTTGTTAGTCTTAAGATGAGTAATTAAATCATTATCAAAAAACATTATACTTCCTCAAGTGATATAGAAATATCCCAAAGGTCGTGATTAGTTGCGCCTCTTTTTACAACGTTGTAAGTAAATGATGAGAAATAAACTTCAAGAACTTCTGAATATGTTGCTAAATTTTGATAAGGTACATCATTTAATTTTGAATTTTTGTCATATGATATAAACATATAGAATGATCCAGGATTGCTGTTATACCAGTTTAACAAGTCTGATCCACCTGCACCACCATCAGCAGTATACTCAACCAGGGATGTAGCAACAGGATTTCCATTTACGGAAAAATCTGGGTCTTTATTAAATGCTCTAGATGGCAAAAGATTCCAGTTTGTTGACACTCTTAATTTATCTGCAATATGATAAGAACGCATATGACCATTTACCATTCTTTTTCTATTTTCAATTCTATCTATAGAAAAATCAACAGCAGATCTATTATGGTCAGAAAGGATTAAAAAGTCTTCTCCTTCAGAACCAGTAATTTGAGGAACTCCATTTATAATTCCAGCTGAATTATTTGACCAAATTATTGCCTGTGGTCTATCCCATTTCTTTCTAGAATTTAAATATGCACTACTTACCATTAATATCTACTTCCTCTAATACTTCCTGAGTTAGATCTTGCAATCTTACCCATAACAACGTTTGCAATTTCATCTGCAGAAGAGCTACTTCCAGATACATTTACATTTATACTGTAACTATTATTATACATGGTAGAAGCATTTGATGAATTAGTAATTGACTGAGAAACTGGAACATTGGTAATATTGTTAGCAGGAACATCGTATCTTGGAGATCCTAGATTCATTCCTCCAATTGATGGGAACACTCCAGAATTAATAGACTCTAGCATAGGCAAGAAAGTTTTTGCAGCATTCTTGTTAATAACAAATTCACCAGGAGTGAGCATGGCTGGGACAGTATCTCTCATTCCAATTCCAGCAACCTGCCCACCAAGGTTTAACAACTGTACAGGGGTAGATGGATTCTGTTGGTTATAAATGGTTGCCATGGCATTGTATGATGTTTTATATTCATCAAGTGCTGCTTTTTCTGCTGCATTAAGCTTGGTTTTGTTCTTTTTCTTATTAAGTTCATCATAAGCTTTCTTTTGTTCTAGAAGGTAGATTCTTGTTTCCACCTTTTCACGATCTTCAGCTACCTTTAATCTCTTCTTTTCATTTTCGTATAATGCGTCTTCTAATGTTTGCATTTCAAGATTCTTATTATAAATGCTAGTTTGAATTATTTCTATACTTTTTTGAATTGTTTCTATGCTTGCTTCAATACCTTTTCTTGTCATTAAAGTACCATTTACATCAACTGTTAAATTCTTTAATGCTTCTTGTCTTTGGAGTTCCAAAGCAGTCTTGGTATCTTCTATCTGACTTTCTGCAGATTGCTGAGTTATGTCAGACATGGCAGATGCAGCTCCAGCAATGTCACCAGAAGCTAGTGCGGATGCAAGAGTTATTCTAGATTGTTCTTGACCTGCCAATCTTGAATTTGATGCAGACACTCTATCTAGTGCAGATATTCTATTATCATATACAGTATTTACTTCATCTTCTTTTTTAGAAAGTTCTTCTAAAGCTTTTTGTCTTACTTCAATTTGCTTTTCTTCTAAAGCTATTTGTCTTTGTTGCAATTGAATTTCTCTAGAAATATCTTTAATTCTTTTGTTAAATCCTTCTGCTTCTTTATCAATAAG